TGTCCTTTGAACTTTTTGTTCAGGTTATCTGCTAAAATCGATGATAATTCATCTCGATTTGTTTTAGCCATAGTAACTTAGTTTTTAATTATTGAATAAATCTTCAAATGCATCTTTTACATCAGAATTTGATGTTGATACAGCTGCTGCTTTTGGTTCGTTTGTAGTTTGATTGTTAGTTTGAGTTGGTTGAGCTTCTGACTCTTCATTGTTTTCACCAACTTGTCCAGTTTCCATCCAAGTTTCCAATAAACCTTTCATATCATCGTAAGTGTACTTTTTAAACATATTTGGAAGTTCAATTTGGTCTTTGATGTTTTCCAATACATTCTTATCTTCGGTGATAGCAGTTTGGTTTGGTTTAACTCTGATGTAAGTTTCAGGATAGTTCTTTCCTAATTCTTTTGCAGTTTTAAACTCAACAGTGATATCTCTACCATTAGTTGGGTCTGTTAAATCACCATAATCAGGGTCTGCAAAGAAAGCAAGAAGTTCTTGATATACAGTTTTACCAAATCCCCAAAATTTGATTCCTTCAGATTCCTCACCTCTTACTAATACAGGAACATAAGTTCTCATTTTAGGAGTAAGTTGTTTTGAAAGATTCCAATCGTTTCTATCACCTGTAGATTTCAATTGGTCAGCGAACTCCACTAATGGGTCTGCCTCACCATGTGTTTGAGGTGAAAGAATATTCTTACCACCAAAGTTGTAGTGGAAAAATAGTTCGATAAATGGATTAGATGGATTGTGTACATAAGGTACGATTCTTACCTGTTGCTTGCCTGGTTTCGGCTTCCATAGATTATCAGTCTTTGTAGTTTTCGTTTGTAGACTGTCCAAACGGTTTCGGATTGCATTTAAGTCAATTGCCATAATTTACCTTTTTTTAGTTATTAATTAATTATTATTTATCAAATATACGAAAGTTTTTTCAAACTTCCAAATTATATTTCACTTTTTTTTTCAACACCACTATTTAATCCCAAGTGTTGATTTGGTTACAATATACAAAAAATATTTTAAACTACCAAATTTATTTACAACAATTACATTGGTTGTTCGAACCACAAGATGAGCTACACTCTTCTTTTGATTCACAAATACATTCTGTACAATTACATTCTTTCATTATATAACTGATGATTGTCCATCACCACTTTTAACAATAAGAGGATATAGAGTTCCTCTTGCACCAGCATCAATATTTACTTCTTGTCTCCAATGGTTCTCTACTCTTTTAAGAGATGCTTTAGATGGTCTCTTTATAGCTGCATCTATTAGAGTTAACCATTCTTTAAAAACCTTCTTTGTATTATCTAATGTTTTTTCCATTTCTTTCTTTGAAGAGTATCTCCAATAATGCCTATGGGTTTGTTTTGGTACATCACCAATATCTGAATGAAGTTTGTATTTGTGGTTTATAGCCATCTTAACTCCATTTTTAAGAACAGGTAATGCGTTTTGTGCATCCATACCATATCTACTAATATCTATTAAAGGTGCATTTTGTTGAATGGCTTGCATTATTTGCTTACCTTTTTTATCCTGTACTTTTAGATATTTCGTACCTTCATTGAGTTCAGCTTTAGCTCTTGCTATTTGCTCAACCATCAATTTTCTATTTTGTTCTATATTTCCCATTGTATATCTTCCTAATCTTTATATAGTATAACTATAAATATTAAAATTTTTTAATTAACGTCAACTATTCTGAACAATTTAGTACCCATAACCTTATACCCATCACCATCTGTAAGGATAATAGAGTTACGATAATCATTCCAATTGACTTGATAAGATTTATCTTCTTTACCACCATTTAATTCTTTAATCAATCTGTTTAATGCGTTGATTGTGTAAATAGTGTTTGATTCTTTTTTTCTGTGTACCATTATACTGTTAGGTAAAAACCTATTTTCTCTATTTGGTATGATGTTATAACTAATCACCAATTCTTTAGATGGTTCTAATTTCAGTATGAATATCTTTCTACTGAATAATTCGTATCCATCAAAAATCTTAGTTAACAACCCTTCAAACGAAGATTCTGTTGTAAAAGTACATAATAGTTGCGTTCTCACTCATTCTCTCCGTATTTATCAAACACCTAATTTTCTTCGTTCTTTAGAAGAAATTTCAGGTTCAGGTGGATATAATTCCTTATTCGCATCATACAACTCTTTACCAAAATCTGTAGCTATTTGAAATTCTAACCCAACACTTGATGCGTAACCCTGTCCTTTTTGTCTACACTTAACTTCTGCTATTCTAACACTTTTAGCGGGTTCTTTAGATTCATAGACGAGATAGTTATCACCATTCTCATCCTCTTTCATAGTTAAACCTGCTTTAAAATCTTTATAGTTATCAATACCAAATATATTTTCTAAAGTTTTTGGGTCTGCGGATAACCCACCTATTGCCATCTTTTCTTCACCCTCTAATAAAGATTTCATTGGTAGCTTTTCTGCTAAAGCATTTAAACACCCCTCTTTTGCATCTTCATCTTCAACTAAAAATTGTATCGTATCGTTTTGGTATCTTTTAATTGAACCTTCTGGATATTTACCATCTTCACCCTTTTCATAACCTAAATGATTATTTAAAAATTCACTTGATTGTGTTTTACCCTCAACACCATTTGCTATTTCATTAGCTCTTGTAACAGTTGCATGCATAAGACTATATTTCTTAAATCTATCTGCTGCGCCCGTACCCATTACTTCTTTAAATCGTTTTCCATCTATTGGTGGTGGTACATCCATCGATGATAATTTATTTAAAATCTTTTCTGCTTTAGGTTCTATTTTATATCCTTTTTTTGCATCACCTGATATAACACCTAATGCTGCCAAACTATTTTTTAAGTTTTTATCTTTTAATACATTTTTGTTAAGTAGAATATCTTTTTTGTAATTTAAAGTTTTAGTATTTTCAAAATATTTTTTAGGTCTTTCTATTTCACCTTTTTTATATTGTTTAATATCGGCACGAGGTGGAACATTAGGTGACCATTTATCAATATCAGTTACAACTCCATTATATATGTTTGCAGTTGTATCTTTTTTAAGTGATATTTCATCTAAAACAGGTTTTCCATCAACTTCTAATTTAACATACATATCACTTGAAAATCCTTTATTAGCATTATAATCATCATTACCTAATGCTTCAAATTCATTTGGTACATCCCACGCAGAATTACTAATTTTCCAATTACCTTTTCCAAATTGTTCATCATACCTTTTATTAGTAACGGCTCGTACATTTTTTACTGATTCTAACCAGTCTGATGTAACCACACCACCCTTACCTTTAGGATATTTATTAACCTGATTATTTAATGTATCAATGAACCCATTAAACTCATCATCATTCATCCCCATACCTGCCATTGTAATTATTTCACCAGCTTGTGATTGTAATTGCCCTGCACCTACACCACTCATATAATCTGTAATACTTTGTTTACCATTTTTAGTATTCATTAATCTAGTAATTACTTTTTGGTATTTTTTGGGTACTTTACCACTTTTAAAATAATCATCTAATTGTGATTCTTGTAATGCATCTTTAGGATTTTCATATGGGGAAGCTAAACCTTTTTCTGTGAATTCATCATCAGATACACCTGATTCTGATTCTGTATAAACTTTGGATTCAGATGTGTTCACATCTTTTAATGATTTATCTTTTTGACCTGGCTCACCAGCTTTTAATTCTTTTGATGTATCTTTAGTATCATCAGTTGAGTTATCTGATTGTTTTTCAATATCATCATCAGCTACACCTTGGTCACCTAACCAACTTTTTGCTATAGCAAATGCTTTTGGGTCTGATTTCTTTTTACCTAATAATGTTGATACTTGATTTAGGTTATTAGTTGTTGGATTCATTAATTTATGTTTCAACAACTTATCATCAATTTCTTTTAACTTTTCTTTTTCGTAAGAAGTGAGAGCGTTTTGTCCAATGTCTTTTTTAACTTTTTCTTTATCATCCCCACTATCAGGTCTTTCTTTAGATTGTTTATCATCTTTTTCATCGTTTTCCTCTTCTTCTACTACATCTTCCCCTTCGTTATCATCGGTATGTAGATGTGCAGATACGGCGGTATCATTTGTACCCACTACCATACCTGAAGTTCTATCACCACCTAAATGGAAGTTTGTAGGTGTTTTTACTGCAGACTCTATGATGTATTCGATTACTTCTGAATCGAAATCATATTCTTCTTTTAATACTTTTCTTAGGCCTCTTATGGATTTTTCGGATAAAGGATTTTGTAGTTCTGTTCCAACCTCAACCCACCATAACCTAGTTATTTCTTTAAGAAATTCGTTCATATCTTATCCATTTGTTTTATATCTATAGATTTCATCTCAGAATATCTATCTCCGATTTCTATTTTTGTAGGAAATCCATTCCCTTCTATAAGTATCTTTAAATTCTGTAAACTGTTAAAATCATCAGAGTGTATATCCAATAAATATGAATCATAAGTATATAAAACCATTTTTGAACGTTTATCTTTCAAAAACTCCATAACCTTACTCAAAATCTTCATATTTAGTTCTGTTTCAGTTGCCTGTAACATATAATTAAATAGTTTGTTAGCATTCATATCGTTTAAGTTAGATTTTGATAACTTTCTACCTAATGGAGTAGTTACATACCCTCTACGATTGAATTCCATCCACATTTTATCAATTTTGTGTGAAACTTTAGAGAACAACGGAATATGTAGATATTCCGATTGTACTCCACCATACAATTGTCGGAATGTAATTGCTTTTGAATCGTTGTAAGGTACTCCATACATATCTGCTAAGGTTTGGTGTCCACTTACATCCATCGGAATAGGTTCATCTACCATCTTACCGATAATACGAGGATGATAAGCATCATAATCAAATTGAATCAGTTTACCCCCTTCGAACCTACTAACAAATCTATCTCTACTACCATCATCTTTATTAAGTGCAGCATAATTAACCCCACCAAAGTTGTTTGATGGACGTGATGTTGTTGTGAATGGGTGATATTGAGTCCACTCTAACCCATTTGTAGTATGTATCCCATTTTGTTCTACTAAGTGTAATGGCTTAATATAGAAATTTTCAAATTTCTTCACACAATCCGAATCCCAACCCAAATCGTAATACGATAGGAATTCGTTTCTAATATCTCTGATGGTTTCTATATGTTTAGATATTGGAATAAGGTTGTTTACCCCTTTAAAGGAACTGAATCTACGTTCATAAAACGTATGTGTTGGTGTTGGGGTAGATTTGAGTTGGGAATTCGATTGTAAATACTTTATTAATCCTGCATCAACTGAGTTATCTAGCTGAAGAATGTTTAGAAGTGATTTGTTATCATAAACATAGGATTCGTTGAATTTAAAGGTGAATTTATCTAATGTGGTTGTATGGTTGTCGATATTGTTTAAGTTGATTAGAACCTCTCTATCACCTTCTATATCGTATATATACAACAAAGATAACCCATCATTATGTGGGTGTACCGATATGCTCTCCCATATAGGGTGAACATATACCTTATCCATTGAGATATTTCCTTCTTTAAGAAATTCAATCATATATCAAATATACAAAACTTTTTTGTAATTACCAAATTAACTACAAAATAATTTAGTAGGAACTTCGATTCCTTTTTGTTTTTTGATTTGGTAGAAAACGTTGAAAAATGCTTTGTAAACTTTACCAGCATGCTCTAAATAATCTGAATGTGGAGATTTCCACATCATCTGACCACCACTCATATGGTGTTTGTTAACAACTTTGATTTCATATCCTTTAAGGATTAAATCAACAATCTTTTTTTGAGCCGGAGTAAACTTAACTCCTTTAATACTCTTTTCAAATTCTTTTATTTTATTCATTTTTTAATTATTAGTGGATTAAACTCTCAACCCTTATTACACTACTAATATACGACTTTTTATTGGATTTACCAAATTTTAATGTTAAGAAATTGTTAAGTTTTCAACAAAGTTATTAACAAATACCAATAATGAAGAATGTTACCATTAGTAGAATATATATGATTGTGCTAATATCTTTTTTTGGATTCATAGTGTTATAGGATGTGAAATTCTGTGTAATCTAATAGTTTGAGTTTTATTGATGGGTGTTTTTCCGAAATTAATGCTACATTTCTTTTGTTTGAATCAAAAACACCTGATTCTAATTTTTTACCATTTTCATCGAAAGTATCGTGAATTGGGCCTGTTATTTTCCATTTTATTTTTAACTTCTTATAAATTACACCTGATAACCCCTCATCCGAACCTATTTGGTTGAATTTTTCTTTATTTAGTTCTATGCAAGAATCATCATATCTATATCCAAAATATCTTATCATAAATCCATTTTTGATATCTTTATCTGTAATACCTTCTATATCTCTATTTGGCATTGTTTGTTTTTTAATATCTAATGATTTTACTCCATCATATAAAAAGTTTTTAGCTAAATCCATACCCTCTGATGTTTTTAATCCAACAGATTTTACATCTACATATGGTATTAACATTCTTGATTTACCATCTACAAAATTAGCTTCAGAAAATACTTCACCTGTAGTATATGAATGATATTGCCCAATATATTCCATACCATCTATAAACATCCACTCATCACCTTGAGTAATTAATCCATCTGTGATTTGAGCTTTAGTATAATAAACCCTATTTCTTTTAAATTCGTTACGTGCCATTATGGTATCCTCATTACAGTTTCTAAAGAAGTTTCCCAACCACCTTTACCATCAAATTCGTGGTTTACTGCGATTACAGTAAATAATACACCTTTAGTATTAAATACTGAAGGCATTCTATCAATTTTGATTGGTGCTAAAAATGGGATTCCCCAAACACCATCTATTGTAACACTAAGATTCAACGTATATTGTATTTCACCATATCTACCTTCTGCTAAATTACTATCCGCTTTTGAGTTTTGTATAATATATGCTCTACATGCATCTCCATAAGCAGTTATTCGTTCAGGCGATGCACCTTTATCACCCATCTCATTTCTCATATCTAATATATCTGAAGATTCAACCTTTGGAGGCTCTTTTAAAGCTCCATTTTGTGGATAAGGCCCTTTTTTTGGTTTTGTTAAAAAGTGTCCATTAGATGTACCTTTTTCAATATTAGCTTTAGTTGCCATTAATATATAATCGGCATCAAATTCACTACTTAACGACACTGCTTTAGTTATACTATCTTTAGCTAAAGTTTTGAATGTAAATGCTTTTGGGCCTGTGGCGTTCTCAATCATCTTTTTATTCATTATCGTTATATCAAATGGTGGTTTTTGATTATCAGGTTGTAATGGTTGCCCACCCTTTAATGGAATTGCAGATAATGTTACCAATCCGCCTGTTACATTTTCTAATCTATCAAATATTGTTTTTAAAAACTCTGCGATTTTTACTGATTGTTTAAATCCACCAACAGTCTTTGTTTTATCTGCCATACTTTGATATGTTTTTGTTAAAAACGGAAATGATACTGCTATCTTTTCAATATCACTAGTATCGTAACTTGCACCATTTTCTAAGTTTTCTCCCCATTTCGAAAAGTTTTTTGCATTACCACCATCAGATGGGTCTCCATAACTTCCTTGAAATCCTGGTAAAAAGAAATCTTTAGGGTCTGCTGAACCCAAACATTCAATTTTAGGAAATGATGCTGTTTTTCCACCCTGCTGAACCTTATATGTATTCTTATCAGTATCACCTTTTGAATTTATGTATCTTATAAGAGTTCCTATAGTTGTATAGAATATATATTGTTCATCATCGTTCCAAAATCCTGGCTCTATAATCAACTCTGCCGCCCCAAATACACATTCTAATCCACCGAGTTTTTTTGCTTCTACTCTAAGTTTATTATTACCTAAATCACTAACCGAATCGGGTCCATCATCTGAATCTAATCCGAAAGCTTCTCTACATTTAGCTTCTAAACTTGAAAGAAAGTTTGTTGGTTCTTCATCATTATCAACTTTTTCATTATCTACAGAGGCCATATCCTCACCACTCCATAATCCTGCAGGAGACATTGCTTTTATGTTACAATCAAATGAACCATCATCGTTCATACTAAAATCAAAATTAAATATATTTGCTTCAACAAAACCTTTATTAACACCCTCAAGACCTTTCCAACCAAAATCTACTCTAATTCCACCACCTACTCTCATAAACGTAGCTTCTGCTGCATTCAAATCAGCTTGAGTGAATACTGTAAATGAAAATTCTACATTGTAAAGGTATGAATCAGTATAATCCTGCCCACCTTCATTTGTGATTTTACAGGATTTTAATTGAGGTTTAAATTTACGAACACCACCTTCAGTAGTATATAAGTTGATATGTGGTTTTCTATTATATGCGGCACCATCACCTAATATTAATTTCTGTTCAGATGCGATAATTGTTAAGCTTTCTCCCGTAGATTGGATGGTACAATATGCATATTTATCATAGTTCCATTTTATAGCTTTACCGGCTATAGCTTTTTCTCTAGCTTTAAACTCATCATCTACCGGGCCGGGAAAATTTTGGTCAAATTTCATAACTTATTACCTTTTATTTGTTTAGTTCGTTGTATTCATCTAAAATAGCTATATAGTTATATGGTATTCTTAATTGTGTACCAATCGGAATTTCCATATCACCTTTACCTAAATTATTAGCTCTAGCTAATATCCACCACAGTCTTGCATCTTCATAGTATTTGTATGCAAGATTATCTAATCTATCACCTTGTATTGATATGATGTACATATCTTGTGATTCTTTTGACATCTTTGGGTATCTGATAGTTTTTTTGAATCTTTTACCTAATTCAGTTCTTAGTAATTCTATATTTTCGTATCTATTTTTCATATCTTATATCCCACCCAAATCGTAAACCTTTGAATTGTATTCTGGTACTACATTACTTAGTAATTTCAATCCTATTGCTACATCAATACCCATAGATGCTCCTTCATCAATATCCCAAGGTACATCATCTGAGAATGAGTATGATAACGAATCAATAAATGATAAATGTTTAACCCATAAATTACCTAAAGTAAAATCTAAAAGGATACCACCATACCCTTTAGTACCATTACCATAAGTAGGCATTGTCATTGTAGATAATCTTTGTAATTTTGAATATAATGGTTTTAATTCAGCTTTGGATGTTGGATAAACTTTGAAATTAAAAGTTATACTTCTTTCAAATGATGAATACTTAAATGCCGAATCAGCTCTACCATTATATTGCATTCCTTCCCAAGATGGTGAGAATGTTTCTGTGATACCAGTAACTGTACCTCTGAATTGTAGTTTAGAACCACCACCATGTTTATCAAATATTAATTTAACTAAATCATTTTGTTCAGCTGCATCTATAGCTCCAGATTGGATAGGGTCAGCTGCGTGAGATGTTGTGTAATCTGTTCTATCTGCTCCAACTTTACCAGGATTGGTAAATCCAAATTTAGATTGTATTGAATTATCTGCATATCCAGCTTTACTTGCTCTTTTGCTTTCATCACCTGTTAATAAACTTCTAAAATCGTTTACTTCAGTATCACCAGCTACTCTTTCAGGCATATTACCATATGCAATCGTTTCATATCCTTTAATTAGTTCTGATGATTCTAATTTTTCTATGTTATGAGATTCACCATCTGTAGTTTTTAGTTTTTCAAATGGGGTATCGTATTTTTTGTGTACTTCATTCGTTTCATCAAGCTCACCACCATCTTTTATTGATGTGTAAACTTTATCTAAACCAATACCACTAATTTCTTCTCTATCCGTTTCTAAAGTAGGATATGTTTCTTCATCATTGTAGATTCTACCCGCTTTTCCATTTGCCGTAGTATCATCATTACCTTTATTAGGTCCTTCTGGTGAAAATATTGGTTTATACTCATCAGTTGTATCTTTTATTTCCTTTGCTAATGGTGTTGTACTCTCATCAAATGGAATTCCAAAATTTGCCTCTGCCGATGGGCCGGTTGAAGGGTCTGTACCAACTGGTTTGTATTGATTTTGAACTGTGAATCCATCAAATACATCAAATCTAGTATCTTCACCTCTCGTTGGTATTTTTCCACCAGGAATTAAACCATATACAGAATTAGGTCCGCCAGGTGCTTGTAATCTAAGGAATGGTGTACCTTTAAAGGTAGAAGATGTACTCATACTACCCATTGTAAGGAATGATTCATTGTATAATCCAACTAATCTATTTCCCATACCCACAACACCTAATGATATATCATCAATTTGTGCTACTTTTTTAGCTTTTTGTACAGTTTCATATTTTTCAGGATTAGCAGCTTCTGGTAATGGTAATATACCATGTCTACGTGGATGTAATCCTAAGAATCCACCAACTGCCGATGCGAGTGTATTTACGGGTGTCCATACTTTAGTTAATCGTTTACCAGTTACAGTTTCTACATTTGAGTTAGATGCTTGTAATCCTAAGTTTTTGATTCCCCATAGTAACCCATTTACTGAAATCATCCACTTACCTAATCTGATACCATCTATAAGAGAACGTTCAACTGCTGTAACAATACCACCTCTCATTAACCCATCATCTAATGGTATTCCGAATCCCCAACGTTGTGGTTCACCTTTACTTATACCTTTTCTTTGAATACCTCTAAGAATTAATGGATGTGCAAATGCCGCAGTTCCTAAATTAAATGCATCATCTCTTAAATTAAACTTATTGTACATTTCATCTAAGAAAGATGGTGATTGTCTTTTGGCATGTCCCATACCAATTCCAAATCCTTCTTCACCTGAATTTATACCACCTGCATCGTTATATAAACCACCATATGTTTTAGCTAATGTAAACTTATTATCATTTATATTAGAGAATAACGAGTTTGCACTATCAAATATAGTATTATCAGGATTCACACCAATAAACTTAGTTGCTTCAACACCACCAAACTTAGAATTGAACCCAGCTGAGTGAATATCTAATAAGTTATTAACTTCTTTAAAATCTTTTCCTTCGTTTTCTAATTTCTTCTTAAATGAAAAATCATTTGGTGTTGTTTCACCCAAACCCTTTTCACCATTTGGAATATTCATTGGTATTGGCGTTGTTTCACCCAAACCTTTTTCACCATTTGGAATATTCATTGGATTTGGTGATGTTTCACCCAAAAACTTTGAACTTCTATCTGATTCTACAGGAGTTGTTTCACCTAAGAACTTAGAACTTCTATCTGATTCATTTGGAGTAGTTTCTCCTAAAGGTTTTTCACCATTTGGAATATTCATTTCATTAGGAGTTGTTTCTCCTAAGAAGTTACTTTTATTGTTCATTTCAGTAGGTGTTGTTTCACCTAAGAACTTAGAACTCTTATCTGCTTCAGTAGGTGTTGTTTCACCTAAGAACTGAGATTGGTTGTTCATCTCATTTGGAGATGTTTCACCTAAGAACTGAGATTGGTTGTTCATCTCATTTGGTGATGTTTGTCCTAAGAACCTTTCTTCTAAACTCATTGGCTTAGGAGTTGTTTCACCTAAGAACTTAGAACTCTTATCAGATTCTTTTGGTGAGGTTTCACCTAAGAACTGAGATTGGTTGTTCATTTCCTTTGGTGATGTTTCACCTAAGAATTGTTCTGAGTTTTTTGCTTCTTTAGGAGTTGTTTCACCTAAGAATTGTTCTGAGTTATTCATTTCTTTTGGTGAGGTTTCACCTAAGAAGTTTTCAGAGTTGTTCATTTCTTTAGGAGTAGTTTCACCTTTAAATTTTTCTGATTGGTTAACTTCCTTTGGTGATGTTTCACCTTTAAACTTTTCTGATTGGTTAACCATTGTTGGGTCTGTCTGCCCTAAATATCTTTCTTCTAAACTCATTGGCTTAGGAGTTGTTTCACCTTTGAACTTTTCTGAGTTATCCATAGGTTGAGGTGTTGTTTCACCTTTGAACTTTTCTGATTGATTTACTTTTTGAGGATTCACACCAGTCTTTGCAGCTGTTGGTGAAATCGATGTTTTTACAGGGACATCTTTTACCAACCCACTAAGTGGTGTTTTATTTAAGTTCTTATTAACATCAACTCTTTCTTTAGATTCCAAAGGTGTACTCTTTGGCATTCTAAATTTAGATAAATCCGATTTCATATCTTTAAGTGCCATTAGCTAAAACTCCTCGCATTTTTACCTTGTCTACGTTGTACTGCGGTTATCTTTTGTACCGCCTTACCATCGATTGTTAATACTATTGGTTGTGATTGTAAAACTGATGCCAACCTATCATAATCTATCATATCGGAATCACCACTATCTGATGATTTGGACTCTTCTTCATCACCACCACCAAATAATGAACCTAACCCACCTAATACAGGTGCTATAGCTGCTAAACCACCAAGAGCCGCAAATAATGGTAGTGCTAATAACCCAGCGCCAGCCATAGATATTAAACCACCCGCTATACTAAATAACCCACCTGCAACTCCATATAATGGTGCTGTAACTGAACCCATTGTACTTAGTGATTCTGATAGAGTTTCTATTACACCACTTACTTCACTCAAATTCGTTGTGATTGCGGCCAATCCTTCACCAGCCATACCTAATTGAGGTCCTATCATAGCTAGTTCAGATATATCATCTATAATCCCACCACCAAAGAATGAACCTAATCCACCTACCAACATAGCGGCAGAAAATGCTATCATACCAACAGATGCTAATAACAATGCTGGTCCTAATAACATCAATGCACCAATATTTTCTAAAGATAATGCCCCCATCATAGTTACGAATCCTTCTGCGATTGCACTAATGATTGGTGGAATTGCTCCCATTACCCCAACTATTACACCACCAAATGCTTCAATTGCTGGTGTTGCTATATTTAATGCGATTGCGAATGGAATCATAGCTAATCCTAATGCCCCTATCAATGCTATTCCTAAGAATGGTAATCCACTAGCGGCTGCCGTTCCTAATGCCGTTAATCCAATCCCCAATGCACTTAAACCAGCAGATGCTGCTATTCCTAATAATGATATAGCGATTAAGAATGGAATAGATGCTATTGCTAACCCAGCTGCTACTGCGAATGCTCCTAATGCAAGCGAACCCATAAATGTGGATGCCATAGTAGTTAATCCTACTGATAATGATGTGAAATTAGGTGCTAATTGTGCTAATGGTGTTAATCCCATAAATAATAAGAATGGAATTGATGCTATAGATGGAATTGCTGCTATTCCGAATGCTGCAACAGCCAATGAACCCATAAATGTGGATGCCATACTATTAAGACCTGTTGCCAATCCACTAAAGTTAGTTTCTAATTGTTTTAATGGAGTTAATCCCATAAATAATAAGAATGGAATTGATGGAAGTGCTATAATAAAAGCAGGTCCTGCTAATGCTACCGCTCCGATACCAGCAAATACTTTACCATCACCCATAGCTTTCAAACCTTCAGCCATATCTTGGAATTTTTCTTTCATTCCACCACCACCTGCTGCTTTACCACCATCACCTAACGTTTCAGTCATTTTTTCAGGTTTTGGTATGTTCTCTGTTGGGGCGGATTTAGTAAACAACCCCTTTACCCCACCTTTTATTTTTTGGCCCATATCTTTCATTCCACCTTTACCGATGTTTAAAAGATTTTTACCTAAACCTTTAGCTGATTCAGCTGCACTACCTAATATGTTACCAATTCCAGATGAACCACCCATCATTTTGTTCATTATAGCAGTTTTAAGTACAACTTTACCCATTTCCATTGCCATAGAACCAGCCATCTTTGCGCTCGATGTGAGGAATCCTTGCGCTCCTTCTACAAAACCAGCATATTCACCATATTTAGCAGTAAGTTCTTTTTGCTTTTCTGCAGTTTGGATTTTAGTTGTTAACTCTTGAACCGACATGCCATATGCTTCGGCTGTAAGTCGTTGTTCTGTTAAATTTAAATCATTAAATTCTTCTGCAGAACCTACCTTATCCATTAACAAATCAGCCATTTGGGTTTCAATACGTTTTCTTTCGTCTGCTGAAGTTGCTTGTTGTCTTGCTAAAGCTAAGTTACGCATTTCATTTGCGCCTATATCCTTACCAGTCATAGCTCTTAACTTAGCTTCTTTTTTCATCGAAGTTTCAATATCCAACATACTATTAGATAAAGCTTCGATATCAGACATTGTCATACCACGTTTCTGAAGTTCAATATTACCTTCAATGATAGTTTTTAATTCTTCTTCACTAGCACCAACCAATCTAAACATTTGGTCACCAAGACCTTTTACTGCCATTTTACCTGATACACCTGCTTCTTTAGCTATATCAGATATTGTATCTTTTACATCACCAGCTTCAACACCTGCTGATTCAAATGCTTCGGTTAATTTTAGTGCAGTTGTTGCATCACCTGTTAATGATGCTACTTCAGTAACACCTTTTATTAAATCAGTAGTTGCTGCGTTAATACTACCATATTCTTCGGTGATTGCTTGTGCTGATGCTGCTATTTGGTCTGAACCATATAGGAATCCAGTTACACTCATTGAGGCAGCATCAATATTACCTTTTAATGCAAATGCTTCACCAACACTTAAACCTTGCTGAGTTACCATATCTTTCAATGCATCAACGTGAGATGATAACGATTTTCCAACATTTTCAAATGCTTTGTTCATAGCAAGAGCGGCTACACCACCCTTAGCTATTGCTCGTTCTAATTCTGAATCCAACCCAAGAATATTCTTTGTGGTATTCATCAATTCATCGTTGATGGCAGCTCGTTCTCTGTTTGCCATTAGAATTTCTTCAGTTGCATCTAATTGATTTATTAGATGGGCGTTTATTGCTTCACCCTTTTCTTCAGCTTCTTTTATTAATTCTAATTTAGCTTTTTGTACTGCTTCAATTTGAGCATTAACTTTTTCAGATTCCGATTCTAATTGAGCGGTTTCCGTTAAACTTGCTACTAAATCCTGTTGTGTTTGTTTGGCATCGTTAGAAATCTTACCTTTGACCTTAGCCAATGAAATAAGTGAATTAAGCACACCACGTTCCTTCTCCCTCAGTTTAAGTTCTTCCTTAACTGATTCGTTGAAACGCTGTTGGTCTTTTATTTTCTTTTCTGATGCCATAGATTACTTCTAATTATCTACCCATTTTTCTTCGTTGAGCATCATATGCTTTAAGAGCATTGTTTAGATTTCTTAATTTCTGTTGTGTAGCTTTATCAGGCGCTGAAGTGATTACGTTTTCGATATCACTATCTATTCCTTTTAGTTTTTGATGTAGTTTTTTACTTTTACTTTTGAATATATCAAAAATACCTTCATCCAACCCAGCTTCGGTGAACATTTTTTTAAGTTCTGATAATTTTATCTTTGCCATAGTATTATATCCCGTTGTTATATTCTATAAATATAGAAATACCCAACAAATCATCAAAAAATCTGTTGGGTATTATATTATCTTCTTATTGCTTTAGCTTTTTTAGATTCTTTATCATATGCTTTCTTCTCTTCTTGCTTCCATTCTACTATTTTACCAATATAGAATTTACGAGCCCAGACAGGCATATTATAAACATCTGAAAAAGTGAATCCACCATTTCCGTGGAATATCAAATCAAAAATGTGAGAGTGTAAATGCTTTCTATAACTATGATTGAGGCCAAAAAAACCCTAAATCCATAGGCAGTAGCATATCTCTCCTTTCCCCGGTCTCATCAGATATAAATTCATATGTTAAATCCATATCTGGAACAACTTTATTTATATGCGTTCTGAGAGCCCTTGAATCGGCCGCAAATAATTCATTATCCACAAAATGGTTGATTGCTTTTTGTTCTGTTTCATCATCAACAGATACAATTGTATTTTTTAATCTGATGGTAAGTTGTTTATCAGTTCTATCCTTCATCTTTCTAGAAGCTCTTTTGGATTCTTCTAATTGATGTTTGATTTTTCTTTCCTTACTTTCAGTTAATGCCATAAAAGTAACTTTTCTTTTAGATTGTGGTAATTCAAACTCAAATTCGTTTTTATGCAATTCGGTTTGTCCTGAACCATCGTACTCAGTTGATTCAAATTGAGTTAAATCAATTGTTTCTTTTTGTTTTGTACCTGGTTGTGTTGGGTCATCAATCTCTACTTCATAATCTTTACCATATCCTAAGATTCTAGCTGCAATCATAATAGCGTTTTTATCACCTAAAGTAAGGTCTACATACTTTACAGGCGTTCCTTCACCATTTGATATAATAAGAGATTGAAATAATCTATCTAATACTGAACCATCTTTTATATAAGATTGGGTAGTTAAGATATCTTCTTCTTTAGCAGTCATATACTTCATCTCTATCTTTCCAGTTGATAGAGAATTATCTTTAGAATATATAAGACCTTTGGAAGGTAAATCTACGATTTCTGTTGGAAATTTGTAATCAGAAACCTTTTTCTGCTCGTATTGTTGTTTAGCGAGCTCCACCATATCCTCATTGGAAACTGGTGCTTTGTAATCATCTTGTAATTTTTCTTTACTCATAACGTTTCTCGTTTTAAAACTTTTTTAATATTGGTTAACCATATATAAATATACAAATAATATTAATTAAACGAAAAAACCTCAACATTTCTGTTGAGGTCTCTCATTATTTAATTTCTAATATATAAATATAACAATCTGAAATTAATATTGTAATATTGCGTAATCGTATGCAAGTGTTAAATCTACAGTTGCTAAATCTTCACCAGTATAATCCATGTCTGAGAATTTTGCTGTTTCGATGAAAGCTCCTTTTAACGTCCACTCTTCTACTTTATCACCAACAGGACCCAAACTGTTAAATGTGATATCTTTTTTATAGAAGTCGGAGTAACCATCTCTACCTGTTACTGATTCGTGGTGTAATCTTACCCACTCCATTGCTGCTTGCGCTGCTGATGGAACTACTGGGTCGTATAATGATATAGTTAAACTACTCCACTCACTTCTTCCTTTTACATATCTTCTAACATTGATATGGTCGATTGTAACCTTACCATTTGCTATTTCTGGTCTGTTAGCGGCTTTCACTAAGTACGCTGGAATTCCTTCTATGTACATAATGAATCTGTTTGACATCTTCGGTTCGAATGATGTAAACATTACTTCTGTTGGGTCTAATAATTGTGCCATTTATGTTCTCCGTTTCTAATTCTTTAATATAAATATAGTTTATTTCAAAAAATAGTTAGTCCCCCTTAAAAAAGGGGAACTAATTTATTTTATACTATTCTGGAAATGCTGCTCCAGTTGGTAATACATTGAAATCAAGTACTATAAACTCTGCTGTTTTTGCTGTTTGTAAGAATATCTCACCTACCATAATGTTTCTATCAATTACATCTGGAGTGTTGTTGGTTTCATCCATCTTCACTTTAAATGCGTATAAACCTTGTCTTTGTTGGATTGATTCTAAATAAGGATTAACGATTGATAAGAATCTATTTCTCGTAGCTGCTGTGTTGTTTTCGAACACTAAGTAACGAGTAGATGATGCGATGAATTTCTTCACTGCGATTAACAATCTTCTTACATTGATTCTATCCAATGCCGATGGTTTAGCTTGTAATGTTTTCTGTCCAAATACAGTAACACCTTGACCAGGGAACGTAGCGATTGGATTCATTCTACCTTCGTAAAGTGCATCTCTCTCAACTCTCGTTAATCTTGTCTTAGCTTCAATTACTGAAGTTAATCCACCTCTGTTCAATCCAGCTGGTGCGAACCATTCAGCGGCAACCTGGTCGTTAAATGCTATAACGCCTGGAAGTACAACCGATGGCGGAACCCATACTGGTTTGTTCTTATCTGTATTAAGTA